AATGAAGTTAATGTATCAACAGATTATCGATATGCTGCATCAAGCACAACATACATAGGTGGTCTTAGGTACATCGGAAATAGAGGCGGCGGTAGTTATAACGGGTTAAATGGTCTTATTGATGAATTTGCAGCATGGGATTCGGACGAATCTTCAAACTTGTCAAGCATTTACAACGGAGGCGTGCCAAATAACTTAAATGATTTAAATAACCCGCCTTCTACTTGGCTACGCATGGGAGATTCTGACACATTCCCAACATTGACAGATAATGGTTCGGGAGGTAATAACGGAACAATAAATGGTGCAACTATAGTAGAAGATGTACCAAGCTAAATATTTATACCGAGACACCATTATCATTGTGTTATAAAAGGCAACAATAAATTAAAATTAAAAATTTATAAAAAGTGAAAAATTTAAAACAAATAATTAAAGAAGAAATTATTCGTATCTTAAGTGAAGATATTGAAGAAAGTTATCAAATACCTTCTGTATCACCTTCATCAATGGCTAAAGGAGATGGCAGAAGATTTATCCCAAATATCCTCCCATTCCCCTCAGAAGTCAGAAAACGATTTGGGGATCATATAGTATACAACCCAGGTAATGATACTTTATTTGTTTCTGCTATTTTATATAATAATTTAATTAAAGGGTATACTAACCAAATTGCTATTAAAAAGTTAATTATGGATATTCCTCCTATGCTTAAGCAAGTATTAAATAAAACAGATCATTATGGCCCAACAACTGAATTACCTAAAGAATTTCAAGTATATCACCCATTAAAAGTACCTGTTAAAAAAGCAATGGAAGATAAATATACTAAAGCAGGTAAAAAATTCTATTCAGCTGGTGATTTATTAGTTCCTAATTTAAATGTAATGAAAAATTTAGAGGAAGATATGGGTGATAATAATAAAAATTCTATGATTAGAGGGATGATGAATATGTTAAAAGATCCCGAAATTAGAAAAGCTTCATTTGAAGACTTAATGAACTTAAATATTGCAATGCAACAACTTATGCCTGATATTAAAAGACCAGATTATGGTTCACCATCAAACACTGCTGCTATTAAAGCAATGATTGATATGGATAAAGAAAAAGGTAGAAGACCTAGTTTAGACTAACATACAGACTGATTCATAGCCAGTCGAATTTAAATAAAAATTTTTTAGAGCTGTGGCCTAATCTTTGGATTAGGTCACTTTTTTTGTTATATTAACGTATTAAAATTTATAAATGGATAAAATAGTAATTGTAGGAGCAGGTGTAGCAGGTATTAATGCTGCAACTAAATTAGTAGATAATGGATATCCTGGTGATAAAATCACTATAATTGATATGGGTAAAGACCCATATAATAGACTACCTGAAGAAGTAATGACAGGAATGTTAGGTGCAGGTGGTTGGAGTGATGGTAAATTAACTTACCATACTGAAGTAGGAGGTCAACTATCAAAATATTGTGGTAAAGATAAAGCAATGGAATTGTTTGATCAAGTTATAGCTAATTTTAAACGATTTCACCCTAAACCAGAAGAAGTACAATGTTCTGATCCTCAAGCGGAACCTGATTTTATTAAACCATATTTTGGTTTAAAATTATTCCCTGTATGGCACGTTGGTACAGATTATTTACACGAAATAGGTAAAAACTGGTATGATTATTTAGTTAGTAAAGGTGTTGAATTTATTTGGGAAACTAAAGTTACTAATATTGATTTTAAAGATCAAATGGTATCTATAGGAGCAGTAGATGAAATGCAATATGATAAACTTATATTCGGTGTAGGTAAATCAGGAATTGATTTTGGAAAACAATTAGCTGAAGAATATAACTTACCAACCGAACCAAAAGCAGTACAAATAGGTGTACGATTTGAAGCTCCACAAAAACATTTCCAAAAATTAATAGATATTAGTTATGATTTTAAATTATATAAAAAATTTGAAGATAAAGGTGTATCATTACGTTCATTCTGTACAAACAATAACGCCGCTTATGTTGCTGCGGAACATACTTATGGCGATGTAAGTTATAATGGACATGCTAAAAAAGATGAAGCATATCGAAATGATATGACTAATTTTGGTATACTAATGGAAATTAGAGGTATAGATAAACCATTTGATTGGTCAAGAGAAGCAGTTAAAAAATTACAAATTGATGGTGTAGGTACATATTATTCACCAAGCAATAGAACACCATCTAAAACATCAGAAGGTGACTCTGTTAAATGTATTACAGTAGGTAGTATGGAACCTTTATTTGAAGCGTTAGGAGAAGAATACGCTCAATATATAGAAGATTTTATTACAGAAATGGAACTTGTATTCCCAACACTTGGGGATGATTGGGGTATTTATATGCCTGAGGTAAAATATTTGTCACCTGAACCATTAGTAAATTATCAAGATCTTAGTCTAAATGATTATCCTAACGTATATTTCGTAGGAGATGCTTTAAGTGCAAGAGGTATAACAGTTTCAGGAGCACAAGGTACTTATGTTGCTGAATCAATTTTAAAATAAAAAATATGAAAATAGGGTTTTGTGGTACAATGAGTGTAGGTAAAACAACGTTAGTTAATGCGTTAAAAGAATTACCTGAATTTAAAGGTTATAAATTTGCTACTGAGCGTAGTGAATATTTAAGGGATTTAGGTATTCCTTTAAATACTGACTCTACAATTAAGGGTCAATTAATATTTTTAGCAGAACGATCTTCTGAATTGTTACAAGAAAATATTATAACAGATAGAACAGTAATAGATGTTATAGCATTTACTAAATCAGCTAAATCAATTTCATGGACTGAGGCAAAACAATTTCAAGCATTAGCTGAAAATTTAATTAATGATTATGACTATTTATTTTATGTTTCTCCTAAAGGTGTAGAATTAGAAGATAATGGGGTTAGAACAATAGACATAGAATATCGAAAAGAAATTGATAACACAATAAAATATATAATTGGAGATAAATTAGGTAAACATCCTAAATATACAGAAATATCGGGTTCTACCGAGGAAAGAATAGAAAAAATCAAACAAACAATATTTCATTAATATTTATAAATAAATAAAAATATACAAATGAAAAAGACTCGTTTACTTGAAATTATTAGAGAAGAAATTGCTGATGCATTAAATGAAATCCCTGATGTCCATAAAGATTCTGATTTATTAAAAGAAATTGAACAATTAGCTGAAATGGCTAGTATGAAACAATTAAAAGATCAATTAGAAAAACAAAACATGAATAGTGAACTTAAAGCTGTTGAAGCAGCTGAAAAAGCTACTATTAATAAATTAAAAAAAGACCCAGTATTTTCAGGTGAAGGAAATAATCAACGTTTAAAAGGGTATGTTAAAAATCTTAAAAAAGAACTTAAAGATACTCATGATATTAATCTCCAAGATTTACTTTCTGATGTTGCTGCAGGCGCAGAAGAAGCAGGAGATAAATTTAATGATGATATAGCAACAAATACAATTGAAAAAAATGCTGCTAATAAAGTATTAGGAAAAACACCTGGTAAACGAGGTAGAAAAGCAGATCCTAATAAACCTAAAAAAGAAAAATCAACTGGATCAGGTAAAAGGGGACGCCCTGCAGGAAGTGCTAAAACAGCTACTCGTACAAAAGATGATGATGGATTTGATAAAGTAGAATATTCTGATTCAAGTGATGAAGCACCATCTGGAGATATGGAAATGGAAAAAGCAGCTAGAGGCACAGATGCTTTAATTAAACAATACCAAAACGTTATGTCTACTTACAATAAGAAAAAAGAGGAGGAAGGTAACGAAGCAGCTTTAGCATATTTAAAAACTAAACAAGATATTGTTAAGAAATATAAAAAAGCTAAAGCAGTATAAACTTTAGTATGAATAAAGAGGTTAAATTAAAGTTATGGCATGTTATGATATTCATAACAGTTTTTGTACTTTTATTGTTTTCTGTCATTGTTACAGCCATATCACCAGTTGAGGTAGGTGATTACACTAAACAAGAACAAAAAATAGATAGTTTAAATAATATCATATTGGGATTAGAAGGCAAACAATTAGAATTAAATAATTCTATTACATATCAACAAAATGAAATTATTAGTTTGAACAAACAAATTGACAGTACAAACACAGAAATAGTAAAAGTAAAAGAATATTATGGTAAAAAAATTAAGAATATTACTACCTATACTCCTACTCAACTCGATAAGTTTTTCTCAGAAAGATACCAATAAAATATGTTTTGACTATGATATTGCTAAAAAAATAGCAGTTGATTTAGTTAAAGGTGATTCTGCAATAGCTGAACTTGATCAAACAAATCAATTAATTTTAGAATTAAATGAAAAATCTATTAGACAAGATAGTGTTATAAAAGATTTTGAAGCTAAAGACCATAATTATATTCTTCAAATTAATAATTATGTTAAAATAGATGAACAAAGATCTTTAATTATTGATGGTTTAAAAAATGATGTTACTAAACTGCAAAAATCAAATAAAAGATTAAAAAAGGGTCTTAAATGGTTAGGTGGGGGATTTTTAACTACCCTAACCCCTTTAATTATATTATTATTAATCCCAGGATAATATGAGTCAAGACCTTAAAAAGAAGATACGAGAAGAATATGTAAGATGTGCTGCATCCCCTGCATATTTTATGCGTAAATATTGTTACATACAACACCCAAAACGAGGTCGAATCCAATTTAATTTATATCCATTTCAAGATAAAGTATTAACTTTATTTCAAGAAAACCCATATTCAATTGTTTTAAAATCTAGACAGTTAGGTATATCTACTTTAACAGCGGGTTATTCTTTATGGATGATGTTATTTCATCAAGATAAAAATATACTTTGTATAGCAACAAAACAAGAAACAGCTAAAAATATGGTTACTAAGGTAAAATTTATGTATGATAACTTACCTTCATGGCTTAAAGAAAAACAAAAACCATCTGAAGATAATAAACTAACCCTTAGATTAAATAATGGTTCCCAAATAAAAGCAACATCAGCAAGTTCAGATGCTGGTCGATCAGAAGCAGTTTCTTTATTAATAATTGACGAGGCTGCCTTTATTAATAATATAGGTGAAATATGGGCTTCAGCCCAACAAACATTAGCAACAGGTGGTGGTTGTATCGCATTATCTACTCCTTATGGTACTGGAAATTGGTTTCATAAAACATGGGTTGCAGCTGAAATGGGTGATAATAGTTTTTTACCTATACGTTTACCTTGGGAAGTACATCCTGAACGAGATCAAAATTGGAGAGATCAACAAGATGCTGATTTAGGGGTAAGAATGGCAGCACAAGAATGTGATTGTGATTTTTCAACTTCTGGTGATACTGTTTTTTATCCTGAAAATATAGATTATTATGAAAAAGAACGTATTAAAGAACCATTAGAAAAACGTGGATTAGATAAAAATTTATGGATATGGGAACCGGCAGATTATTCAAAAGATTATTTAGTTGTAGCGGATGTTGCTCGTGGAGACGGAAAAGATAATTCTACGCTTCATGTATTTGATGTTGAAACTTTTACTCAAGTTGCTGAATATAAAGGTCAAATGGGTACAAAAGATTTTGGTAATTTATTAGTTGGCATAGCAACTGAATATAATAATGCTTTACTTGCACCTGAAAATTCAAGCATAGGATGGTCAACTATTCAAACTATCCTTGATAGGGGTTATCAAAATTTGTATCATTCACCTAAAGGCAATAGTATGTCTGTAGATAATTATTTTGATCCTTATATGGATTATAGTAAAATGACACCTGGTTTTACAATGGCTTCAAATACTAGACCAATAGCAATTGGTAAATTTCAAGAAGCTGTACGAGATAAAGGAGTTACATTTCGATCTGTGCGACTATTAGAAGAAATGAAAGTATTTATATGGAGAAATGGTAGAGCTGAAGCCCAAACAGGGTATAATGATGATTTAGTTTTATCTTTTTCTATAGGCTGTTATTTAAGAGAAACAGCATTTAAATTAAGACAAAAAGGAATGGACATGACCAAAAGTATGCTTAATAATGTTAGTAATAACAATTCTCCATATGCTGGAGGATATTCAAGCAATGGCTCATTTAAAAATCCTTATAAAATAGACAACCCTTATTCAAACGGCGAAGAAGATATTTCTTGGCTACTATAAAAAACAAAAATGGCAGATACTGGATTATTTGGAAGATTAAGAAGATTATTTTCAACAGACGTAATTATTAGAAATGATGGTGAAGACCAATTAAAGGTAGTTGATATAAATAAAATCCAAGTTTCAGGAGAATATGAAACAAATGCTTTAGTAGATAGATTTAATAGAATTTATACTAATGCAAATACTTCAATTTATGGTTATCAAAGTAGTTTTAACTACTTAATGTTACGACCACAATTATATTCTGAATATGATGCAATGGATACAGATGCTATTATAGCTTCTGCTTTAGACATTATCTCTGATG